AGAAGCACCGCCGCAACGTGGACATCATGGCTGACTTCGAGGCTGCGCCCGACTTCGCTATTGCCGAGTACGTGTGGACGAACGACAAGGCCCTGACTGCCGGTAAGGCGCTCATCGACGCGGAAGCCGCTGAGCCGGTGCCTGCCAACTAGCCCACTAGCCCTGGTCGCTACCCAGCGGCTGGGGCTACAATGGCAAATCACCCGGCCAGCCTCTCACAACTTCCTGCCCCTACGGTCTTAGTTCTTCATTTTTAGCAATATGTGCACAGTAATTCCTCTCGCGGCCATTGAGGCCGACGATTGCCCGAACCCGGGCGGCCTGACGGATATCCACGTTATCCGTCGGCGCGACATCGACGTGTTTCCCGCCGTGGGTGCCGACAAGGTGACCATTAGCACGGCCATCGTGCCCAAGACGGGCGCCAAGTTCGTGCCCTGGGCGTTTGCCCAGAACACGGGTGAAATCAACCACAACAGCACGGGCGATGCCGGCAACCAGAGCATCAACCAGTTCATCAACGTCTACATCCCCCGCGGCTCGGCTGCCACGGACGCGGTGATTCAATCGGCGCTCAACGGCGACTTCGTGGTAGCGGGCCGCGACAGCAACGGTAATATGCGCCTGATTGGTGACGAGTTCCGGGGCGTGAAGTTCGACTACGACTACAAAAGCGGAAAGACCGGCACCGACAAGAACGGTACGGACTTCAAATTCAGCGGCGAAGGCTTCGCCCACGTGCCCTACTACTACACGGCTGCCCTGCCGGTGTAGTGGCGCTGAGTGCCATTTCTCACGTTTTACAAGTCCGCATTATGCTACTAACTAAATTCAAACTCGTTCGGACGGAGGGCCTCAAAGGCTTGATGCTCCAAGGCCGCCTGATTCCATTCGAGAAAATCGACGACACGCTGGCCGAGCAGCTCATCAACCAGACCCACGTGCTCGAGCGCCTGCCTGGCCCGGAGCCCGCCGCCACCTCGGAAGCCCTGGCACTACCGGAGGCCACTGACGGTAAAAAAAAAGAAGAGTAAAAGCTAAAGCCAAAAGCTAGCTCCCGTTGCAAAAAGCCCCACCTGAACCCAGGTGGGGCTTTTTTATGGAGACCTTCTATACTAGCTCACTAAAAAGCCCTAGCAACACATGCCTATTCCGGTTGACATCCTGCTTTCTAGACTTCAGCCGCTGGCCCAGTACCTAGCCAAAGGGGCCGATATTGATTCGGGGCTGCTGGACGTGCTGGAAGAGGCACTCCCCGAGAAGGAGGCCCTGAAGCTGGCCAAGCTATTGGATAAATTACTGCAAGAGCCTAAGGGAGCGCGGGTGCTGGTCCTGGCCATGACCTACCTGCTTGATGAGTGGCTGCGGGAAGGGGACGATAGGTTGAGTCGCATTAATAAGGACTTAGACCCCTATACCTGGCTGGCCACCAGCGACCACCTGGAGGTGGTACAAACCTTCCGCGAACTGCTCTAAATCCGTCCTATTGATGGGTTGCCCATTTGGCCACCTTTGATTTCAAGAAATCTGAAATCAAAGCTATCAGCTGATGGAACATGAATTAGAAGAGGTATTTGCCTGGCTCGAAGCCGGCTCCGCCGCCGACTACCAGGGCGGCGTACTGGTGCTGCAGAAGCACAGCGGCAACCGGAGCCTGGTGAACCTGCTGCTTAAAAAGGAGTCGGCAGCGAACCGCGAAAAACTTGTTTACGAGTTGGTTAAAATCGGCTGCGGTGGCCGCATGGAGGACGTGAGCGAGGTGCTCAATCACTTTGCCCTGGCCGTGCAGGGCGCGGTGCAGCAGGTGGCTGGCCAAGCAGTGGAAGTACTCGACCTGCAGCCCGAGCAACCCGATCCTGCGCACGTGCCCGACGAACTGCGCCCCCAGCTGGATGAGCTCACCCAACGCATGGGCAAGGTGCATAATCAGCGCGTGCAGCTGAGCAACAGTCTGGCCGACCTCAACGAAGACGATGCGCCGGTTGTGGTGGCCCAAACACTGGCCTTGCAGGAGCAATACAATGAGTTGGCTCAGCAGCGCGGCAATGTGGTTGCTGGCGAGCCCACCGCACCTGAGCAGCCGGCCCCGGCCCCTGCGCCCGCCGCTCCAGAGGGCCCAGCACTTGGTGCTGAAGAATCCGCTGCGCCTGGCATCGACCGAGCCGAACTGATGAAGAAACGCAACAGCCTGCGCTCGAATCTTTCGAAAGCCCGCAAAAAGACTGAGGAGTCGAAAACGGAAGAGAAGCGGAGCGAATACGCCCAGAAGACGGCGAAGCTGCAAGTCGAGTTGGACCAGCTTGAAATGCAGCTGAAGGCATGAGCAAGCTCCTCCTCGTAGTGGCTGCCCTCAGTCTGGCGCTGGGCAGTTGCTCCCCGGTGCACCGCTTCATGGTGGCCCCGCACCGCACCATCCGTCACTATCGCCACTGGCAGCGCACCCATGAGCGGGAACGCCGCCAAGAGGCCCGTAAAAAAAACAACGTCACATGGAGTAAGCTATAGCGGACTTGAGTCAATTGTGTTATATAAAAAATATAATATATTTGATTAAAATTATTCATCCACCTCACCTCTTGAAAACCATGAAAGCACATCTAGCTGCTATAACAGCGGCATTATTGGCGATGGCCGCCTGCAATAGTTCAAGCCGCGAGACGACTACAGTAACTTCAAGTGATTCAACTATAGTCTCTGTTGATTCAAGCGTAGTTGCTAGCGCGCCTGATAAAAGTCTAGCAATAGACACGAGTGCTATTCTGACTGAGCCTAAAATAGCAGCAGTAGGGTTAGCTGCCACTTCCATCCTGCCCAACAGTAAAAAGACTGGCTCTGTACAAGTTGTTATTCAAACTATTACGGGATATGGCGCAGACGAACCATTTGCTAGGGCAACGGCTAAGCGATTAGAACAAGTGCTTAATTCTACTGCTTTTAAAAAAGCAATTGCCAGTAATTCCTATACTTATAGTGACGGCTTAACACCGACTCAGCTCTATGAGCGAATTATGACAGCTCATGAGCAGGACGGCCCAGGTGGGAAGGATGGAGTAGTGGACTTGCGCTTGCGCGTCATCAACCTAAAGGAAGATGGAGCTGGCTGGATGGCTGCATGTGAACCAGGGTCACGTGAGCGGACGGTAGGCATTGATGGTGCAGGTACGGGTATCGCTGCTATTTGCCCGCAATGGCTAAAAGCCCGTGCGGCCGAAAAAGATACCGCCTCGCTCGCTGCGCACTTTATCCATGAATATATGCACGTGCTAGGATTTGAGCATCGGTGGCCTGGTAAATATAAATCTGTTCCTTACAAGGTTCAGACGATAGTAGAAAGCCTAATTGACCCCAAGAATAGCTGATTACAACGAAGCCCGGCCGGCAATTGCCAGTCGGGCTTCGTTGTAGTCACCCTTTGGCATCTCACAAACACCAAAGGCCTGCAAAGCTACGCACGCAAAACCGTCCTACTAGCCCCTTGAGCGGGATTACATCTTGACTGGTGTAATCCCGCTTTTTTTATGAAACAACTCGGTAAACCCGATAAACTCGACAAGTACCGCATGCACCTGGTGGATGGGGTCGACCTCAAGCAAGATGAGGTGGAAATGCTCGCCAAATACCGCAAGGCCCACGGCCTGCTGTGCTTAGGCTTCAGCCGCAACCAGGTGTTAGCCACGCTGGAGAAGGAATACGAATTGAATCAGTCGCAGCTCTACACCATCGTGCGCGAGAGCATCAACTTGTATGGCAGCATCGAAGAGGTCGATAAAAAGGGCCAGCGCGTGATTGCCGTCGAGAACTACAAGCTGCTGGCTAACCTGGCCCGCAAAAATGGCGACATCGGCAACGCCATTCGGGCTACCGAGCTGGGTGATAAGCTGCAAGGGCTATTCGAGGCCGAGAAGACGCTGCTCGACCCGAAAGCCTTTCTCATCCCCGTGCCGATGGACTTCAGCACCGACCCCACGGTACTGCGCGAGCAGGAAACGGAAGATACTGACTACGAAGACGTAACCGAGCCGGAAGATGAATAAAGTGAGAAACACCCCCGCCCGGCGTATTTACGTCAATGAGAAACAGCGGCAGTTCCTGGCTGCTAAGCAAAAGCGCCGCAGCTTCGTTGGCGGCCGGGGTTCGGGTAAGACCACCGTGGCCGGCCACGAGACGCGGGTGGAAATGAACTACCTGCCCAGGGCCAAGGGCTTCTTGGCGGGCCTGACCTACACGCAGCTCACCAGTAACACGGTGCCGGCGATGGAGGCCGCTTGGCAGGCCCACGGCCTGCGCGAGTACGACCAGAAGTCCGGCTTTGGGCACTACGTGAAGGGCAAGCGTCCACCGGCTGAGTGGATTAAGCCCTACCAGCCCCCCAGCAATTACGAAAACGTGATTACGTTTCTGAACGGCTACACCATCCAGATGCTAAGTATGGATAGGGCGGAGCTGGCTCGTGGTGGTAACTACGACTTCGGCCACATCGATGAGTCGGCGCTTATGAAGGAGGAGCACGTGAACAAGATTCTGCGCCCCATGATTCGGGGCAATATCTATCGCTTTCCCGACAACGGGCACCACCAAACCTTCTGCGATTATACGTCGGTGCCCTGGCTGCCCTCGGGGCAGTGGGTGTTCAAGGTTGAGGACTTGGCCAAGGAAGAGCCCAACGATTACTTCTTTCTGGAGTCCACCGCTTACGATAACGTGGCCGTGCTAGGGGAGAAGTACTTACGCGACCTGCGTAATGGCATGACCCCCTTGGAGTGGGACGTAGAGGTACTAAATAAGCGCCTGACCAAACTGCCCAACTCCTTCTATCCCAGCTTTAACGCTGAGAAGCACGGGGTATGGAAAACCTTTACCTACACCCACGACGATAAGACCGGGCTCACCCTGGCCATCGACAGCGACCGCGATCCAGGGCGGGAGTTGGAATTAAGTTTTGACTTCAACGCCGGCTTTACGTCGGTTATCGTGTGCCAAGAGAATGGCAACGAGTTTCGTAGTCTGGATGCGCTCTGGGTCAAGCAGAGCGAGACCACCGTGCTCGACTCCCTCGTGACCAAGTTTTGCGATAGCTACGAAAGCCACGAGCGCAAGCACGTGGTTATCTATGGTGACCGGAACGGTAACAACAAGCAGGTAGGGGCGAACCTTACCTTCTACCAAACCATCCAGCAGGGCCTGGCGGCGCGGGGGTGGAGCTCGGTGCTGATGGTGCAGGGCCTCGACCCTGACCACCGCCTCAAGCACATCGCTATCAACCAGTTGCTGGCCGAGAACAACCCGCGCCTACCCGTGCTGCGCTTCAACCGCAACAAGTGCAAATACCTTATCATTAGTATCGAGCAGTCACCTATCAATCCTGACTGGACGAAGAACAAGAACAGCGAGAAGAGTAGCATCGACCAGGAGCGGGCCACTCACCTTAGCGACTGCTTCGACAACATCGTGTACCGCAAGTATGGTCACCTCTTTGGCCAGGCGCAGGTGCATGAGCCCGTCTACTTCCTCGGTCGAGGCTAGCTCACACAAGTACGTAAGGTGGCAATTGCCACCTGGATAAACGCAAAAAGTGCCCTGGCGATATTGTCAGGGCACTTTTTTGTATAGGGCCACCCCCAGGGTGCCATTCATATAATCGCTGGCAATTGCCCTTTTGGCAATTGCCAAACGCTAAAGGGCGCGCACTGCCGCGTGGGTCACGCCGGAAAATTTGGGACTTTGGCGGCGCGTTCTGCCTGATTGTGGGCTAGTTGGCTGAAAAAGACACCGGAATTTATTTTCGTCCTACGCGCCGGTGGGCGAAAGTGGCAATTTGGAAGCATGCAACTGATTCCAATCCGCACGGTACTGGCTGAAATCGACCTCCACGAGGTGGAAGGGCGACCCCAGGCTTTCTCGCTGGGCTACTTTAAAACCAACGGTAAAAAGGGGAGTAAGGCCGCCGTGCGCAAGGGCGGCAATGCCGGCATCGGGGGCCTGAGCACGGCCGGCCCCGAGGGCCGCAGCGCTTTCCGCTATAAGGTCAAGGAGAAGGGCACCCTGCAGTTGGTGGACTGCGCCAACGGGCAGCCCTTCGCGCTCAAAATTATTCTGCTCACGCACTACAACGGCCAGCGCATTCTGCACGGCTAAGCCTTTATGAATCGGGGAATCAAAGAATTAGGCGGCGGGCTATTTATCCTGCCCGGTGCCAAAGCGATTGTCGAACTCACCAGCAGTGACAAGGCGCAGGACGTGAACTTCGGCGGCTTGGTGCTCAGCAGCGGCGGCCTCAAGCTCGCGCCCTGGGGGCCGGACAACCTGCAACCCCAGCGCATGCTGGAGCTGGTGCATAACAACCACCTCAAGCCGCAGCTCATCACCACGGGCCGCGATTTGGTGCTGGGCTCGCGCCTGGGCGTGTTTAAGCGCACCATCGTGGAGGGAAAGGAGAGTGTGGAGCCGGTGCTCGATTCCGAAATGGAGGACTGGTTTGAGTCGATTGACGGCGATTCGACCCTGCAAAGCCTGGCTTTCAACCTCGAAACGTTCGCCAACTACTTCAGCGTGTTCACGCTGGAGAGTAAAACCTACGTGGAGGCTATCCAAAGCTTCGACTGCACCATTGGTCGCGCCCTGGTCACGACCAAGCCCAAGCCCGACCGCTACGCTTTCCACCACGATTTCAGCAACTTCAAGGCGGCCGAGGCCAAAATTCTGCCCGCCTTCGACCCGCTGAACCCGACCAAGTACGGCGAGTTCGTGCTGCACGGCCGCGACTGGACGCCCGGCCAGAAGTACTATGACATTCCGCCCTATTGGGGCACTCGGAAGTGGACGGAGGTCAGCAACAAAATCCCGCGCTTCCACTCGTCGGGGCTGGACAACGGCTATAACGTCAAGTATCACATCAAGATACCGTCCGGCTACTTCGACCAGTTTGGCGACACGCCCGACAAGCGCAAGAAGGCTGAGTTAGAGCTAATGGCCAACATGAACGAGATGCTGGCCGGGGTAGAGAATACGGATAAGGTGTTCGTCAGCAAGTTTATGACCGATGCCCAAGGCAAGCCGCTGCCGGGCTGGGAAATCGTGCCCATCGAGAATAAGATGAGCGACGATGCCTACACGGCCGTGAACCAGCAGGCCAACATTGCCCACACGTCGGGCCACGGCATCGACCCCAGCCTAGCCGGCATCGACACCGGCAGCAAGCTCGGCGGCTCCGGCAGCGAGAAGCGCATCAGCTACCAGCTGCACATCGCCATGCGCACGCCCCAGAAGCGCAAAATCCTGCTCAAAACCTTCCAGGCCGCCCACAAAATCATGGGCTTCAACCCCGAACACCGCTTCGGCTTCGTGGACGTGGACATTACCACCATCGCCGAAAACCCCAAGGGGCAGCAAAAAACCGCTAATCAAGGCCAGTAAAGCTATGTTATTCAATACGGTAGAAGAACTAAAAGCCTGCCTTTCGTCCACGCACAAGAGCCAGGCCACGAGCCTGCTGGGTTTCGTGGCCACCGCCGAGGCGCTGCACCTGGCTCCCTCGCTGGGCGCGGGCCTAGTGCACCAACTGGGCAACTTGCCGGCCACGGGTGCCCCGGCGCACCTGGTCGCCCTGCGCGAGCAGCTGCGCCCGGCCCTGGGCTACTACGTCGTGCTCGAGGCGGCCCCGCTGCTGGCCGTGTCGCTCAATGACCTAGGCGTAAATGAGCAGCAGGCGGCCGGCTCGGCGCCCTCGCGGCAGTGGGTGTACAACAACTTCATCGAAGCCGCCAGCGCCACGGCCGATAAGCTGCTCGACCTAGCTTTGGCCTGGCTCGATGACCACGCGGCCGATTACGTGCAGGAGCTGAACTCGAAAGAGTACCGCTCGCGCTCGCGCCTGCTCATTGCCAACGCCGCGCAGCTGGGCCTGTACCTAGCCACGGGTTACAGCCGGCGCTTCTTTTTGGCCCTGCTGCCCACCTTGCGGCAGGTCGAGGAGTTCGAGATTGGCGACTTGCTAGGTGAGCAGCTGCTCGAAGACCTGCGCGACGGGCTGGAAAGCGGCCTGCCGCCTTCCGCGGCCACCAAGCAGCTGCTGGGCCTGGTGCGGCCCGTGCTGGCGCACCGGGCGCTCGCGCAGGGCATTTTGAGCATGAGCGTGGCGCTGACCGGCACCACCCTGCGCCTGCTCTCCGATAACGAGGCCGTGCGCCAGCGCCTGGCGGCCGACGAAAAAGCGATTTCCAACCTCAGCCAGCAGGCCACGGCCAACGCGGATAAGTGGCAAGCCAAGCTCGCCGCTTACCTCGATGAGCAGCGCCCCACCGAGCCTACGGTGTCGGCCGAGTTGCACGACAACACCGGCTCTAAAAGCTTCTGGGTCTGATGCTGCGCTTTTTTCTCACGATTGAGTTCGTGCAGCTGGTCGCCATTGCGGCGGGCCTGAGTGGCTTTGTCGAAAAGCACATTTGGTCGCCGGCCTATAGCTATTACCTGCTGCTGGTGCTGGTGGTACTCGACGTGCTCACCAACAACCTAGTCGAAGGCAAGCCCCTGCGGCCCCGCAACCTGGCCCTGCGCCTAGTAGGCTACACGGTGCTGATGTCCTTCGCGCACGGCTTTGGCGAGCACGAGAAAGGCCTGTTTTTCATCCCGCAGCTGGTGCTCGCGCCCTTCGTGCTAGTGCATATGCGCCGCTTAATCATTTCGCTGGGCAAGCTGGAATGGGTTGATAGCGGGGTAGCCGAGCTGCTTAGCAAGCGCATCACGGCCCGCGCCGAAGCCGAGGCACCGGTGCCCGCGCCGGAGGCTACCCCCGAACCTACCCCTGAACCGGAACCCGCCACGTGATGCGCACCTTTCGCCTCGCCGACCGCCCCTACCAGGTGCCCGGCAGCTGGGCCGAGCTTACGCCCGCCCAACTCTTTGCCGCTGCCCCTTACCTGAGCCACGATACCGTAGCCGGCCGGCACGCTGTGCTGCGGGCCTGGTGCCCCAAGCTGCGCGATAAGGACGTGCGCCGGCTCACGGCTGAGCAGCTCTGGGACTTGCTCACGCTCGTGGCCTGGGCCTGGGCCTCGGCGCCTGACACCCAGGGCGTGCAGGAGTTCACCCACCGGGGCCGCACCTACGCCCTGCCTGAGCCGCTGCTCAAGGATGCCGTCGCTATCGAGTACGCGATGGCCACAGTGTTCTTTCACCAGTTTGCCCACCCCACCAAGCCGCAGGTTGCTGCGCTCGACCAGCTCGTGGCCACGCTCTGCCGGCCGCTGCATCCTGACCTGGCCGCGCTGCAGCAAGACCCGGCCTGGGACGGGCAGCGCCGCGAGCGCTACAACGGCAAGCTGGCCGAGGGGCGGGCCAACGAGCTAGCGGATGCGCCGCTGGGCGTGAAAATCGTGGTGCTGCACCATTTCCTGCACGCGCAGCGCTTCATCCACACCGCCTACAAAGACCTGTTCAAAAAGCAGGAACCCGCCGCGCCCGTGGCCGGCCAGGTAGCCCCCAAGCGGCCCACCAGCGACGGTACCGAGCTACTGGAGCTACTGGCTGACCTCGCGGAGCGCGGCATGTACGGCACTTACGACCAGGTCACGCACACGCAGCTGCACACTGTCCTTTTTAACCTGGCCAAACAGGCCCGCAGCCGGCGCGCAGCCGAGAAAAACAACCGATGAAAATTTCCGAGAAAGGCTTGACCCTCATCAAAAAGGAAGAAGCGTTTGTGCCCCGCCGCTACCTGTGCGCGGCCGGCAAGCCCACCATTGGCTACGGGCACGTGATTCTGCCGGCCGAGGCCCGCTACCACACGGCCACGCTCACCGAGGCCGAGGCCAGCGCCCTGCTCCAGGCCGACGTGGATAAGAAGTACGGCGCCCACGTGGCCAAGAGCCTCACCCGCGCCGTCACGCAGAATCAGTTCGATGCCCTGGTGTCGCTGTGCTTCAACATCGGCACTGGCGGCTTTAGCCAGTCGAGCGTGCTGCGCCTGGCCAACGCGGG